CGCGCCGCGAACAACGCTGAGGATTGCCGGGAGGTTTGAGAATCAGCGGCAGGATGCGGAAAAATCCGGCGCTTATAGGTAAACCAACGACTTAGGAGAAATCCGCGCGCCCGGCCGGATTTGAGAAGAAATCGGCGTCAAACCCCGGCAATGACAAAGGTTTGATAATCCGCCGGCCCAAAATCCGCCGCCGTCGAACCGTAGGCCAAGCTCTGTCCCACCCCCCGGCGTATAGTCGGGGCATGAACTCGAAGAACCCACAACGTCCGCTGCTCAGCGGGCCGGAGCTGATCGTTCACATCACCACCCTTCGTCGCTTGGCCAGACGGCGCAACGCCGCCTTCCATCGCGCCCGGAAGGGTGTCGCAATCGAACCGCGTCGCCTCGCCGCCTGACCCATGAACTACACCCGACGCATGGAGCGCCGCCTTGGCCTCAAACGCTACCCGGTGCTCAGTTCTGACCACCAAGGGAACTTCTACCGTGACGGCGTGCTGGTCATCCCCCCGCCGATCTCCAAGGACGAATTGAAGCAGTGCTGCGACCCGTCCTTCAAACTTCCGCCGCATAATCCGGCCGCCGATGGCGTGCCGAGTCCGGAGCGGCCCGGACGCGCTACGTGAGGCTGCACCCGCCCGTGCGGCGGACGGGTGCCCCCTCCTAGAGCCTTTCCGCCGCACAACGGCGTCGTGATCAGCGCTGGCTGCGGCCGTCGCCGGTCGCGACGCCGTTCCTCTTTCCGGCCCTGTGCAAGGGCCGTTCACAGCAACCGCGGGGCCGTTGCATCGGCCTTGCGCGCGGCTTCCCGTTCGCGCTGCCGGGCCAATTTATCGCGCAGCGTGGCGTCCTTGGCCTTGGTCACCTCGTCGGCGCGTTGGGCGACCAATTCGGGCAAGGACGGCCCGCCAGCGGCCTTCTTGACGCCGAGCGCGGAGAGCAGCTGGCCGGCGTGGGAGCCAACCCGCATGGCCTCGGCCCGGATTTCCTCGGCATTGGCGCCGACGTAGCGGTCGACGCACGCGCGGAAATAGGGCCAAAACTCGACGACCTTCCCTGCGCGCTGGTAAGCGCCGATGCTGTCCAGAACCGATTCGATGTGGGCGGCCAGCCTTTTGCCGTCGAGCATCCAGCCACGGCGCCACATTTCGAGCACGAGGCGTTCAAGGTAAACCCGGCACTGCTCGATCCGTTTCGCCTTTGCGGCGCCGGCCCACGTCCAGTCCAGGCGGTTAGCGAGCTGGCGGCCAACCCACGCGTCGAACTTCAGCAGCCGCACCTCCGGCGCGTTGCCTTGGTTCAACCAGACGAGCAGCTCGTCGTCATTTTTACCGCCGCTCGAGTCGTCGCGGTCGTTCAGGAATTGCTCGAAGACGTTCACGGCGACACCGGCGCGCGCCGATAGAAAATCCGGTCCGTGCGGATGACCTTTGCGATCATGTCGCGCGCCTGACTGCGCCGGGCCATCCGGTAACGCTCATATTCCTCGCGCGTGCAGTCGGCGAGGAGCTTGTAGCCGGGGCTTCCGGGGTAGCTGATGACTTGGTCGCTTGCGGCGGCCAGTTGACGCACGCGGCGCTCATCCCAGCCGGTTGCCGCGGAGATTTCCGCGCGCTCCTTCCAACCTTTCCCGAGCAGAAACGCCTCCAAGTCGGCCACCTCGGGCGCCCGCCCTTTCGCGCGGCCGAACGGCAACGGCATCTGTTCGGCTTCGCTCATATGTCGACCGCACCAGTGCCGGCCGGGGTGATTAGCGCCCCGGCCGGCGTTGTGTGGTGGTTGTAGCCGGCTTTCTGGCCCGGCGCATCGGTGGTTCCTTGGCTGAGTTGCCGCCGCCCGCCGTCGGCGGAATACATCATCGCCTCCGCGATGTTCTCCTGAGCGCGGTGCAACGCAGCCCACGCCTTCGGTGAAATCTGCTCGCGGTGGGCCTCACGCACCGCCGCCAACGCCGCGCCGAGCGCGTCGAGCTTCGTCGTCAGATCGACGTTACCGATCCGGATTTCGATTTCCCCGCGCTTTGCCAGCGTTTCCATCGTCAGAACGGCCGGTCTTCCGTCGGCGCGAGCTGCTTCGCGCGACGTTCGAGGATGCCCGCGACCTGCTGCAGCTCCCGCTCGCCGAGGCCTGCAAACGACCGGCCTTTCAGGAAATTCTTCAGATATGCGGCCAGCCCTTCGTCGCCGCCGTCGACGCCGCACGCCTCAGCGAGCCGGGCAATTCGTGCGTGCAGCTCGCGCAGGCGTTGTTCGGGCTGCTCGATCTGGCGCAGCTGGGCGTCGAGGTTGCCGCCGTCCCACACGGCGCGGAACGCCGCGATCACCTTGTCGAGATCGGCGTTGCTGAAACTCTTCGACGACTTGTCCCGCCCAAGGGCCTTCCGGTGCAACTCGTGCCGCTTCGCGTCGGCGGCCTCGTGCGTCAGACCGCGGCCGAGGTAGAACTCGCGGGCGCGGCTCCACTCCCACCAGTATTTCCGGGTCTGCGCCGCGTTCACGCGGCCTCCTTGTCTTCGAGTAGATCGCGCACGTCTGAACGCTGCGAAAGAACCGCGGCGCACAACGCGCGCGCCATCCGGCGCGGCACGGCGTTTCCGATCTGCTTCGTCACGGCCTTGTAGTTGCCGGTGAATTTGAAGGTCGGCCGGAAGCTCATTGCCGCCGCCAGCTCCTTCGGCCGCAGCATGCGGAACAACACGTCGCCGCCGTTCGCGACGATCAGGCCGAACCGGTCGACGGTCGTGATCGTGGGCAGCGGCTCCGTCACCGGCCGGACGACGCCCTTGCCGTAGTATTCGACAATCAGCGCGAGGGCGCCGGACGTGGCGATAGTGGGCGCCGGTTCGCTGACCGGACGCAGTTTTCCGCCGCTCTGCTGCGGCAAAATGTAGGCGATGCCAAACGCGCCGCCTTTCGCGCACGTGATGGTCGGCAAGGGCGCCGTCAGCGGAAGCGCCCGCCCGCCGTGCTCCATCGCGATGATCGCCGCGCCACCATATTCGCGCAGACCTTCTTCGATCCGCTGGAGCGTGTTTTCAGCAAGGGGACGTTTCCGCCCGTTGATGCTGTGAATCGGAATCGACCAGTCGATCACGTCACGGACCGGAACCCACGGTTTGCGATCCGACGGGCCGAACAAGTCGGCCTCGGTGTTTGCCGCGTGAGTCGCATCCGGCCACACAATCCGGCGCCGGCCGCGCACAGCCTGGACGAACAGCCGCTCGCGCGTCGTCGGGTCGCCGTAGTCGGCGGCGCACAGCACGCGATAGTCTACGGTGTAGCCGAGGGCGCGGAGCAGATGGAGCCACGCCTGAAAGGTTTCGCCCTTCCTGCTCTTCAGCGGGCGGTTGTTGGTGCCAATCGGTCCCCACGTCGAGAAGGCCGGGACGTTCTCGACGAGGATCGCCGGCGGCCGGAGCGCCTCGGCCCAGCGTGTGACGCAATGCGCCGTCGCGCGGCTTTGCTCGTTAATCGGGCGGCCCGCGCGCGCCGTGCTGTGGTGCGTGCACTCCGGGCTGGCCCACAGCAGGTCGAGTTCGCCTTCGCGATAAAGCGAGCGCGGGTTTACGTCGTCGACTGCCGTGCAGAGATGGCGTGCGTCGGGGTGGTTCGTCGAGTGCGTCGCGATGGCGACGTCCCAGTGGTTGATCGCGGTAAGCTCGGCGCGGTAGCCGAGCGCGGCGATTGCCTCGACGGCGCCCGACGACGTGCCGCCGGCGCCGCAAAACAGATCGGCGAGTTTGATGACTTTCGGCGCGATCACTTTTTGTTGGCGCCTGCCACGCGCGCCCGAAAGGCCTCCGTCGCACCGGCGCATTGCCGATAGTCCGTGACCGGCCGGTTGTTCATTTCGCCGTCGTAGGCGGTGTGGTGACAAACGAAGTCGCCGTGCTCGGCGTCCATGCGGACACAAAACCGGGCGTGCCGGATGTCTTCCGCGTGAACCTTTGACGGCATCCCGAATTTCACGCGCAGCCGGCGGATCACTTCGCCGAACTCTTTGTCGTTGCCGATACGGAACGGGCAGGAGGCACACTGCTTCGCGACCGCGGGGAATTTGGGCTGCCACAGCGCCCGATGATCTTTCGGCGCGCTCATGACCGGGGAAACTCCTGCCGCCGATACGCGCACGGCCATTCGCTCGAGTCTTCGCCCTTCGGGTGCTCGAACGTCAACGGGTGGCCCAGCAACGTCGGCTTCGCCCCGAGCTGCTTCACGTAGACCGGGACGGAGAGGCCATCGAGCTGCTTGAGAATGTCGCCGATCCAATTCAGCTCGAACGGGCGCGCCTTCTTGCCGCTCTCGCCGCCGATGATCAGCCAGTCGAGCGTGCGAAGTTCAACGTCGTCGCAGAACTGGTCGAGCGCGGCCTCGATGTTGATGCGCTCAAGCATCGGCTCCATCGAGCAGAATAAGACCGGGATATGGCGGGCGCGGCCGACGTTCTCGACCGTCTGCCACCGCTCGTCGAAGGTCTCCTGCGTGCCGCCGGTGAAACCCAGCCACGCGTTGCGCGGCCACGTCCACCAAGGGCACTCGGCCGTGGCCCAACCGTTGCGCGGCGTCATCCAGTCGGCGTTCTCCGGCCGCTTGGTGAGAAGCAGCCAGTCGAGCCACGGCGTCGCGGCGATCAGAGGCCAGAGCTTCTTCCGCTCCTCGTGAACCATGGGGTGATCCTCGAACACGTCGGCCATGGACGAACAAAACACGCGGCGGCGCTGGCCCGCTTTCTCCGCGGCCTTGTTCCACGCGAGCGGCTCGCGCCAGTGCTCCTCGCCGAACACGCGGCGCGACGCATTCTGGCCCCACACGTCAAAGCCGAGGCGTTCAGCCCATTCCTTGGCATAGCAGTTGCGGCATTCCTCCGACCAAATTGTGCAGCCCCACACGATGTTGAACGTGTGATGCGTCCATCCGATTTGAGTTACTTTTCCCATGTCCAGAAGCCCTGCCGGCCCTTCGCGGGGATCGGCTCGGGGAGTTGTTTGATGTTATCCAGCAGCCACACGAAGCGGCCGGGAGCGTAGTTTCCGAAAAGGCGTTCCGTCGCGGTGAGCGCCCGGACGCGGCGCAAATCCTCGACCCGCACGCAATCGACCAGGACGCAGGTGCAGACGTAGGCGCCGAACGGCAGTCGGTCGAAATCGCACTCGCACGCGGCGTCGAGCAGCTCGTAGGTGGCGCGGTGGCACGTCGTCACGATGTCCTCGAACACGCGGCGCGTTTGCCGATCGTTCCGCGCCGCCGCGTGGATCGCCAGCGGCCCGCGGTAGTTCGTGGACCAGTGGCGCGTCTCGTTCCGCTTGAGTCCCAGAGCGACGGCCGACGCGTAGGGCTGATGTAACGAGATAGCCCTCATGTGAGGAGAGCGGCGGCGCACGCGACGCGCAGCGTGCCAAGACGGGCGGCCAGCGCCGCGTCGGTGTCGCACTGGGCAACGAGCGAGTCGCGCGCGTGAATCACGGTGCCGTGATCGCGCCCGCCGAACGCCGTGCCGATCACTTCGAGGGTTGCGCCCGTCAGCTCACGCGACAGCGCCATCGCGATTCGGCGGGCAGTGGCCAGCGGTTCGCTCCGGTCTTTGGCGACGAGCTGCTCGACTGACAGACGGTAGTCCGCCGCCACGATCTTTTTCACCGTGTCGATGCCGCGGTCATCGACGAGGTCCGGGTGCAACCAGAGCCACGACTCAAGCGCAGCCGACTCGCGCTTCGTTGCGAGAAGGTCCTTGGTGCGCGGCCGGCCTTCGTAGCCGTGCGGATACACCAGCGCGAACTTGCCGCCATCCTCAACGATGGTGCAGCCCCGGCGCTGCAGCACGGCTTCGATCTCGGCTGGTTTCATTTTAGGCGAACGTGCGGCCGGGTTGGGGCGCCGGCTTGTTTTCACGGCCCGGCGACTTGCGCGCCTTCGGCCGACGGGCGTCGAGATTGCGCTGTGCGCGCCGCAGGAGTGAATCGGCCCAGTCCTGTGCGACGGCGGCGACGTCGATCAGCTCGGCGAGCAATTCATGTTCCTCGGCCTCGCACGCGACCTCACGAAACTCCTCTTGGAGAATTTCGAAGTAGGTCACCGATCCGGCCTTCATTCCGGCGTCGACGCGCGCCTGCGCTGCCGAGCGGGCGGCGTTGCGCTCGACACTGGGGCCTGTGCCGTCGGGCCAGTTCTGTTCGCCCCACTTCAGCCGGTTCTTTTCGCGCCGGAGGCGCGTGAGTGTTGCAGCGTCCATGTTAATCGACAGTGAGCGCGACGCGTTGACGAACGGCCGAGATCGAGCCCGGCCGGCACGCTTGGATGAGAACGTTGATTGCCTTCTCGAGCGACTTGCACCCTTCGAGCTGCCCCTTCCCCGCCCAGAGGCCGGGAAGAAACCAGTGCTCCCAATACCGTCCGTCTTCGCCGCGCGGGCTGCGCATGCAAGACAGGCCGAGGTCTGACAGCCGGGCAGCGGCTCGCGCGTAGTTCTCGGGCGTGTAGTCGTAGCCGCAGACGTGTTCGACGTAGAGCGAGCAATACGTTTCCTCGCCCTCATCGAACTTGACCGCGCCGGTTTGCAGGCCGCGTTCGTGCGTGAACTTCGCAACCGTCGGACCGGCCGGCGTGAAATGCCGCATCAGGTGTGGGTCCGGCTGTGGCGTGATTGTCTCGAATTTCTCCGCGAACAGCGGAACGCCCTCACGTCCGCAACCGACGAAACCGACGCCGGCGAGCATGCGCTGCAGCGCCAGAATCTCGGCTTCGCTGCCGTCAATGGTGATCGACCGTGGCCCGTAGCTCGTCGCTCTCATTGGTTCGGCTCCGCGGCGGTCGCGCCCTCCTTGAGGATTTTGGCCACGAGCTTGTCGACGGCGCTGTCGGCCGACTTCACGACGACGAACTCGCCGGTGCCTTCCATGCGGGCGCCGATCTTCGCCAGCTCGCGCGCGTCGAGATTCTTCATCGCGTCGGCGGACGGCTTTTCCTCGGTGATGATCAGGACGTCGGCCTGCTCGGGCAGGTGCTTGCGAATGAGCGACACGACCTTCGCGTCGTCCTCCCATTCGACTTTGCCGGCGCCCTTGCGGAAACCGACCGTGATGCCGTGCAGCGTCATCGTCTTCGGCTTCACGAACAGGTGTGCGGCCTGTTCGACCAGGGCGCGCAATTTCGCCGCGATGTCCGCGGCCTCGGCGGCGGCGACCTTGATGCCACCGATCCGGCGGCGTTGGAGCGTAGCGACCTCGGCTTCGAGTTCGTTGACGCGTTCGGAGACGACGGCGCGCGCTTTGGCGTATTGCTTCGCGAGCGAGTCGATTTCCACGAGGGTGATTTCAGTGACGGAGGCGTTCATGCTGGTGCGTGTTGAGTTTTGGTTTGGGAAGCGGGCTGGGCGTCGACGGCGTGGTGCGCGTCGAGGATCGCGGCGGTGATGTCGCGCGCGCATTTGATGTTCGTCATCGCGACGTCGGCCCGGCCGCGCTCCCGCGCGAGCTTCGCCGAGGCGATGTTTTCGGCTGCGCGGTCGAGCAGCTTGTTGATGGCGTGCGGCGTCATGGCGTCAGTTGGGCCAGTGGAAAACGCCGGCGAGAAATCCGGCCACGTTGGCGCAAGCGAAGAAGCCGAGCGCGAACCAGAAGAGGCGCGCGCGCATCGGCACCGTCGGCCGGCGGAAGTGGTGCACCGCGGCGAGCCGCGGGTGAAAACGTTGTGCGGGGTAGTGTCTCATACGGGGCTTTGTCCTTCCAGCGAAACGAGGATTCCGGACGGGGTGACGATGCTCACGATGTCGAGCGGGTGCGGCGCGCCGTCCTCGCGCCACTCGCCGTCTTCTTTCCAGAGTTCGAGTTGGCCGCTGCTCTGGCGGCCAATCAGGGAAAACGGCGCCACGTTCACGCGACCGGTCACGTGCGCCGCCTTGCCGTTACGGAGGAACACCGGCGTCATGACCGAGTGAGCGTCGCGGCCGAGACCGGCCGGGTCATGAGGATGTCGCCGTCGCCGAAATGAAACGCGGCGGTGAAACCGAGGCGCGTGTAGAACCAGAACGCGGCCTTGTTGTTCGGGTGAACGGCGCACGAGATGGCGCCGCAACCGGCCTTCTCGGCGACCTCGACGGCGCGGTTGATCAGCGCGCGGCCGATACCCTGACGGCGGATTCCCTCACGCACGAACAGGCGCGCGAACTCCGCGACGTGGGCGCCCGCGCGCTTCACGCAAACCGTGCCGAGCATCGTGCCGTGGTCGTCGGTGGCGATCACGAGCGACATGTCGCCTTCGCCGGGGAAGGTCATGTTCAGCTGGTCGATCTTCACGAGCGGCCTCCCTTCTTCGCGGGCGGCAGCGCTGGCACGTGCGCCCATGCGTAGACCGGGTGCGGATCGCGCACCGCCTCGTCGTTATCGTAGAACCAGCGGCCGTCCTCGTGATATCCGCAGCCCGGCTCGTCGGTGTCGCGACACGCGAACATGACGCGCGTGTTGTCGTCGGGCAGCTCCTTCGCTGCGTCCTTCCAAAGCAGAGCGGAAGAGCCGAGCGCATTGTCGTCATTCCAGCCGGCTTCGACGGTGTCCAATGCCGCGGCGCACTCGGCCGATTCCGACCGCCCGCGGACTACGAACACGAATGCCAGCGGGCGGTCCTTGCCGTCGTTGATGGAGTATTTCATCGACGCGGCTCCAAGGCGCGCGAGCGCGCCCAGTGCTTCGCTGATGGTCGATTGGTGCGTGAGGTTCATCATGGCGCGCGTCCTCCTCAAACGACCTTCTTCGCGCTAAGTGCGTCGTAGTTCTTCTGGACGGCGACGACGTCGTCCCACGTCAGCTCGCGATCCTTTTTTCGGGCACGGATGTTTCCGTCCTTAAAAACGGATACGAGGTGCTTCACGCCGTAGTTGTAGGCGATGTTCTCGGAGACGCTCAGGCCGACGAAGGTCGGGTGCGCCGCGTTGAGCCGCTTCCACGTATCGTCGCCGCTCTCCGGCGCGGCCGGGAAGTCGAGTCCGTAGGTCTCGGCGAACGCGCGCACGTCACCCACGCGCAGCGCGTCGGGCAGCTGCAGCTTGATCGTGCCACGGCGCCACAGCTGCTTCAGCAGCTGCGCCTCGTGGCCCTTCTCGGCGTCGAACTCGTCGCGCCCGACGTTCGTCGAGCAAATCACCATCGCGCAGCCGGTCTTGTCCTTGATGGCCTTCAGCGCGTTGATCATCCGCACCGCGCCGCCCTTCTGGTAGGCGTAGGTGATGTGGTGGAACTCGTCCACGATCACCAGATTCGTGCGGTCAATCGCCGCGTAGATGCGCGGCATGAGTTTCGCGATGGGCGTGTCGGGCGAGATTTTCAACGCCCGTGCAAAGGCCCGGTAAAGGTCTTGCACGCCGCAAATCCCCTGAAGGTCGACGTAGATCGTCGCCCCGTGGTTGTTCTCGTCGCGGAACCAGACGAGCGCCTCGGTTTTGCCGATGTGCGACTCGCCGAAAACGAACGCGATGCTTTGGTCGGTCCACGCCTTTTTGCAGACGGCGTGAATCTCCGCGACGGTCGGTGTCATCACGCGGCCCTTGTTGCGGCCCTCGGCGTTCTCGCGCTCCTGCTGCCGCACGACGCGAATGCGCGAGAGCATCTTCGAGGGCGGCGGCAGCATCATGCCGTTCGCGTTGCGATACTCGCCGCGGAAAACTTTCGAGTAGGTGCCCGCGTCAACGCCGAGCGTGCGCGCGGCGTCGGCTTGGCTCATGTTCTTTTCGCCGGAGTAGCGGAACCACCAGCGGAGGTCTTCGTGGAACTCCGGCTTGTGTTGGCGAATGCCGGCCTCGACGACGTCGCCGGCGAGGTTCGTGCCGGTCCATTCCGTGCCGTTGGCGGGCGTGTTATCGGTGGCGGGGGGCGTTGCGGTTGCGGTCATGTGTCCTGTGTTGGTTGAGGTTGAACGGTTGAAGAAACGGGGCGGGTCACTCGGTCAGGTCGGCGAGCGCGTCGCTCGCGGCGCTGGCGCTCACGCCTTTGTCGGCGCGGGCGTTGGCCTTCGCCTTCGCCTCAGCGCGGGCCGCGTTGCCGGCGACCGCGGTGACGATCTGCGCGGCGCCGTTGCTGGCTTTGTGCTCGGCGACGACGGCGTCGTTGTGCGCGCGGTCGAGGCCTAGCTGCGCGTTCTGCTCGGCGTGGCGTTCGGCGATCTCCGCAGCGGCGCGGTTGATCACCGTCGCCTGCACGGCGGCGGCGGCCTTCAGCGCGTCCTTGTCGCGCAGATCGACGGCGCCGCGTTTGCCGCCGAGGCGCACGAGCGAACCCGCATAGGCGCCGCGCATGTCGGCGAGGTGGAGCTGTTCCGGGTTCGCAGCGTCGAAGTAGCCGAGGAACTCGGCGCCGTCCGGCACACCGCGCAGCACGGTGCCCGCTTGGTCGACGTAGGTGTAGCCGGTCTTGTCGTGCGCGAAGGTGATCTGGTGGTTGCGATATGTGACGCGCTTCGGCGTGAGGAGCAGCAGCGCCAGCACGGCCGGCGGAATCGCGCGGAACTGATGCGTGGCCGCGAGACGCGACCAGCGCTCGATGGGCGCCTCGGGCCGTTGGCGCACGATTACGTTCGCCTGTTGCGTGACGGGCACGAGGGCCAGCTCGTGAAACGGGCGGGGCTCCTCGCCGTCGGTCAGCTGAAATTCCGTGACCTGGTCAAAGCCGAGGTAGCGATGATCGGTGCGCGCATCCTGCGCGGCGCACGCCCATGCGAATGCGCGCTCGACGGCCTCCGGCGACGGGAACGGCAGGCGCAGCAGCGCGATCTTTTCCGGCGGCAGGTTGTATTCGCCCTCGCCCTGACCGATCAGGAGCTTCGTGTAGTTGATGGCCTCGTCGAGGCCGGCCGGCGAATTCAGGCGCTGGTTGCTGCCCTTGTAGCCGGGCATGTTGCCGAGCTTGTTCCAGAGCGCGTTGAACGCGGACTCGATCCAACCCTTCTCCCACGGCTTGCCGCCGCGCTCGCAGAACCCGTTCGTGAGCAGCCGCTGGTTGATCAGGCCGGTGCGCTCGACGCGCACGCGGCCCTCGAACATCGACGTCAACGCCGTCTCGAAATCGTCGGAGATCGCCGCCGTCGCGTTTTCGCAGAGGATCGTGACCGGGTAGTCCGGCAGGCCGAACTTCGCGAAGAGCGCGTGAATCAGCGTCTGCACGTCGACGCGGCGGATGCCGCAGCGCACCTTCTTGATCGAGCCGTCGGGCTGCTTCTCCTCGCGCAGCACTTGCGCGCCCACGCCCCACACGAGATTGCGCCGCGTGCCGACGCACTTGGCGAGGAGGCCGGCGACCGGCGCGATCTGCGGCGCCGTGCGCCCGTCACCCGGAAACACGCACAGGCAATCGAGATTGAAGTCGTCGATCACGATCAGCTCGAGCGGACGGAGGCCGGACGGGTCGCGGGTGATCGACGGGAAGTGACGCTTCGCCGCCGCGAGGCCGCGCTGAAACAGCACGCGCGCGCCCTTGTTCGGGGCTTTCCGGTAGAGGTTACGCTTCGACCAGCCGACCGGAAAGAACCCACGCGGGCACGTCTTCGGCAGCGCGTGCGTGGGATACGTTTTCGCGTAGTGCTCGATCCATGACCCGTAGCCGGGCACGGGCTGGCCGCTGGGCCAGATTTCCGTGCGGAGCAGCTCGAACGCCTCGGCCATGCTGCGGTGGTTGTCCTCGGCGAGCTTCTTCACGAACTGCTCGAACTCCGGCGGCAGCGACGACGGCCCCTTGTAGTTCGCGACCAGGGCGCGCCAGTCGCCGGCCGGGCACTCGTCGCTGATGGTGCCGAGGAACGCGTAGTATTTGCGCAGCAAGGACGACGCCGAGCAGCCGCGCATCTGGTGCTTGTGGTTCGCCGCGATCACCTGCGCCGCCACGGTCACGTTGCCCTCGCCGCGCAGCGCGTGCAGCCGTTCGAGCAGCTGCAGCGTGAAACGGACTTCGGTGCGACGGGCCTCGGGCAACGCGGAAAACTCCGCGAGGTCGTCGAGCGGAATCGAGAACCGCGGGCCGTTGGCGAGTGCAAGGGCCTGCGATGCGTTGACGGAGACGGCGGCGGTGTTCATGGGGCGAGAGCGGGGTTAGGCTTTCTTTTCGAGCAGCGGCTTTGCGGCGGCCTCGACCTTGTCGGCGAGCGCGCGCAGCGAGCTGACCACGCCGCGAACTTCGTCCGGGTGCTTCGCGAGGAACTGCAGCCGGTTCTCTTTCACGAGGAGCGTCTCGGCCTGCGTCAGCACGCCGCCGATTTCATCGCGGGCGAAAAGGTAGAGCTGCTCCTCGTCGGGCACGTTGGCCTCGCCGGCCTTCGTGGCGGTCCGCGCGCCGCCGGTCTTCGCGGCGTCCTTGATGCCGTGCTTGTCGAGCAGCTCGCCCCACGACAGCTCGCCGACGAACTTTTCCGCGGAGGCGATCAGCTTGCGGGTGGGCGCGTCCTTGCCGGTGACCTCGACCGCGAGCTGGCCGTTCGTGAGCGTGAGGACGTCGGGCTTATCGAGCCGCGCGTGTTCCACGAACGTCTGCGCCGCGCGCATCATGTGGTTGATGTGCGAGTGACCGGCGGCGACGTTCTTCTTCAGCCACGGCCCGAACTCGCCGTGCTTGAGCGACGCCTTGATGCGCCACAGCGCGAGGCCGACGAAGATGCGGCGCAGCACGTTGTCGTGCTCCGTCTTGAAGATCAGCGCCAGCTGCTTCGCGGTGTCGCTCTGGAATCGCGACAGCTCGTGCTTGTCGGTGATGATCGCGCCGCCGTCGTTCAGCACGACCAGCGCCGCCTTGGTTTTCTCGGAATGTTTTCCTTTGGACATGGAGAGTGGGTCAGGCCTTGAGGTGCTCGTTCAGCTCGCGCACGAGTTCGCGCAGCACGGGTTTCGGCAGATGGCGCAGCAGCTCGATCCGGCGCGGGCCGGTCATGCGCGCGGTGACGAAGTCGCGGTAGTTCTCGATGGGCACCCGGTAGCTGCCGCGCGTCGCGTCCTTGCCCTTGCCGTCGATGGCAGGCAGCTCCCCTTCCGTGATCAGGTCGCGCACATGCTTCTCGTCATAGCCGAGACGCCCCGCGATTTCCGCGGCGGTCAGCGTCGTGCGGCCGGGGAAGTCCAGCGACGGAAACGGAAACTGGAGCTGCTCGCCCGACACGGTCAGAGCGCTCCTTTTTTGAAATCGAGCACGAGCTGTTCGTGCTCGTTAGCGTGGGCTTGCTGCCGCGCGATCTGCTCGTCGCACGAGGCCGCGAGGCGCTCGAACCGGGCGCGTTCGGAGCGGCGCGCGCTCATCTCGGCAATCGCGCGATAGACTTCCGCCTGACGCGTCAGCGACGCCGCTGGCAGCGATTCGAGCGCAAAGGCGATCAGGACGTGCGCGGGCCTATTCATCGCGCAACACCTCCCGCGCGATGTCCTGCATTTCGCGGACCGCGTTTTGAACTTTGACGTCGCGCCCCGGACGCGTGCCGCGGAGAGCCGCGTAGCACGTCTGGTAGCACGCGCCGTGCTTCCGCGCGATTTTCGGAATGCTGACCCGCCGCAACGTGAGGGCGGCGCGGACGCGCGGCAGGGGGATTGAAATTGACTTAGGCACGAGGGTCTGAGGAATTCTGTAGAGGTTCTCTACAAAACCTCAGAATGGATCAAGCAGAAAACTCAGAAATCCTCAGAGATTTCGCGTTCCGGCTGGAGCGCGCGGCCACTGCCGCGGGCCTCAACCAGACGGAAATTGCCGCCCGGATCGGCATTAACGCGAAGAACTCCGGCCGTGTTAACAACTGGTTTAAGGGCCGGAATTTTCCCCGCTCTGCGGAGCGGCCTGCCCTCGCGAAGCTGCTTGGAGTTCGCCCCGAGTGGCTCTTCCACGGAGTTGGCCAACCTCAGCAATTCTCAGATAGTCCTGAGGTGAACGCTGCGGTCGCCGAGCACGGGCACATGATGCGCGAGGTGCCTGTGATCTCTTGGAGCCACGCTGGGGAGGCGGCAGTTTACGAGGAGATGCCGCGCCATTTTCGCGGCAAAGTTCCTACGAGCAGCTCGGACCCGCGGGCATTCGGCGTGATCGTAGAGGGGGACTCAATGGAGCCCAAGGTTTTCGCGGGCGACCGCGTTGTGTGTGAGCCGAGCCGCCCGCCGTCTAACGGGAAACCGGTTGTGGCGAAGCACGTCGACGAAGGGGTTCAGCTACGAATTTACCACAAGCTGCCCAACGGCAAAATCCGGCTGGCGCCGCTCAACCCCGTTTACCCGACGGTCGAGCACGACCCGGCAGGCTTCCTTTGGATTTACCCCGTCAAGAACCTTGTCCGCGATTTCTGAATACAAAATGAAGACAGCGCTTTGCCTTTTTGCCACAGCCTTCATCGCCGGCTGCTCATCCGTTTCTCCCCAACCGGCAACCGACAGCGCCCGCATCGTCGAAGAGACCAACGCGAAACTCGCAGGCGAGCCGCGCCGGCCAACTCTGCGCTCAACCGCTCGTCCCGAAATAGGTCGCGGCGCCGCAGTTCGGCCGGCAGTTCTCGCAGAGGATCGAGTCGGCACCGCGAACATGAAAGTCGAACAGGACCCTCGGTGGAAGTCCTACGGCGCGTATCTCCAGCGCATGATTGAGACGGTGCAGTTGCAATGGGAACGGCTGTTAATCCAAAGCACCGCAACCCCCGTGACCGGTTCCCGCGTCGAGGTGAAGTTCGTCCTTGATGCTGACGGGAAGGTTGTTCGCGTCGCGGACGTTTCGGGGACAGCTTCGGAAGGCGCGACGCGCGTCTGTGTTAGCGCAATCACCGACCGTGCGCCTTACGGCCAATGGACGGACGATATGCGTGCCGTCCTAGGCGAACAACAAGAGCTGACCTTCAGCTTCTATTACCAATAACGGTAGGTCTGGACCCGCCTTAGTTTCTCCCAGCGCCGGCCCGGTTGCATTCGTTGCACCGGGCCGGTTCTTTTCCACATCCGGCTGCCGGGCGAAATTTCCACGCGTGGAAATTTGCGGAATAGACGGGATGCTCGGGACGGACGGGGTGACCCCTCGGTGAGCGGCTGATAGTCTCGGCGGCATCGTGGCCGCCCGCTCCACTCCGCTTCTCGGTTTCAAACCGCCGTTCGTCAAGGACGGAGAGGTTGTGCTGCCCGTTTTAACGGGCACGGGCGAGTGGCACGAACTGATCGCGACGCCTGCCACGTGGCAGCGCGCGGGCAATGCGCTCGCGCACGTCATCAACACGCCGGTGCCCGCCGCGGCGACATCGCCACGCGACCCCGGCCTGAAGCCGGGCACGCGCCGCATCCTCTGACTTGTCCCATGAATAAACCGCTCCGCTCCATCCTGCTCCTCTCCGCGCTCTTTGGCGCGTTGCTCGCCCTCGTCCTGGTCACCGTCCCCAACGCGCACGCGCAGAGCGCGAGCGACACGCTGACGATTAGCGCAACCGCGCCGGCCGCCGATAACACCGCGGCCGAGGTCGCCACCGGCGTCGTGCACGTGCTCGCGAAGGTGCTGCCGCCGAAACTCGCGGGCTGGCTTGTAGCGCTCGGCAGCATCGCCGGCACCATCGGACTTTTCACGAAGCCGATCATGTCGGCCATCGAGGCCGGCGTGCGGGCGTCACCGAGCACGTCGGACGACGAGCTGCTCGACAAGGTGGAGCACTCGCAGGCGTTCAAGGTGTTCGCGTGGCTCCTCGACTTCTTCACACGAATCAAGATCGGCCCGCAGTTCACCGCTAAGCCGCAGCCGGTGCCCGCGCCCGCGCGCGCGCCCGAGCCACAGCCCGCCGCGCAAGGCTGATTCCGCCGTGTCGTTGCTCTCCGCGCTGCTCGCATTGGCCCGCGCCGTTCCCGCGCTCGAAAGTCTGTTTCGCGAAGTCGTGAAGCAGATCGACGCCGAACGGGAACGCGAGGCACTGCGGCGCCGCGCGGAGAAAGACGCACGGGTCGACGACGCCATCGCCAACGCACAGGAGAAAAAGTGAGACGCCGCACCCGCCGCATTGTTGCCGCGCTCCGTCGCCGCGTCGCCGCCGTGTGCGGCCTCGGCGCCGCGGTCGCGTGCTCCGGCTGCGCCACATTTGCGCCTGTGAAGTTGAACAACGCCGAACGGCTGATCGCGCGCCCCGATTTCCGGGCCGCCGCGCAGGCCGCTCCCGAATGGTGCCGCGATGCGCTGAAGACGATCAACCAACTCGAATCCGACCTCGAAAGAAAATGACGACGCTGCTCGCCGAAACCGCCGCGCCCTCCTTCACCGCCGGGCAGCTCTACGCCGTCTGCGGCGTGCTCGTCTTCATCCTCTCCGCCGTCGTCCTGGTCAGAAAGGTCTTCGGCCACGAACCGCCGCTGCACAAGGAATACGTCACCAAGGCGGACCACGATAAGTTCCGCGACGAGACCACGCAGGAGCTGAAGCGCCACGCCGCGCGCCGCGCCGAAATTTACGAAGAGCAGAAAAAGCAGGGCGAAAAACTCGCGCGGCTCGAAACCGCCACCGCCCAACAGAACAGCGACCTCGCCGCGATCAAAGAGCAGCTGGCCGACGTGAACGAGCGCGTGAACGCCGTTCCCGAGCGGACGATCAACCTGCTCCTCGACGCCCAAAAACTGACTCGGTGAAATGACGAACCTCCACATCGACACGCTCGTCGCGCTGAACGGCGCGGCCGATTTCGGTTTGCCGGTCGACAACCTGCTCGCCGATCTGCGGCGCGGCCGGCACCGCGGCCTGTCACTCCCGCAGCTTGAAAAAGCACTGCGCGACCTCGCCGACAAATCCTTCGCGACGCCGTTCGACTCCGAGTTGAGCGGCCAGCGCTGGCGCGTCACCGGCCGAGGCAAATCCGCGCTCGCCGAGGAGGGCATCGGATGAACTGGGCGTGGGCAATTCCCTGCGTTCTCACGTTGATCGCGCTCTGTGTGATCGCGGAAGACATGCGCTCTGCGCGCGTCGGCCGGATGCTTTCGGTCTGGTGCTGGATCATCGCGGCATTGGTCGCGCTCGTCTGGCTTTGCTTTTTCGCGGGCCGCTGGTCGGTCCGCTCTCAATCTTTCCACGTCGCCGGCCCGGCATCCGGGCACACCACACTTGCTCCCCTCGGGGACGCTCGCCCCGTGGACCGCGCCGCGCGTGGAAACCTTTTTGCGGCTACCGCGCACCAACCGCCGGCCGGCGTCGAGGAGACTACCGGTGTGTCCTACCGGGAAAGCGATGCGGCTTTTGACCATGAGGCCAAAGCTGCCGGTCGGCGGACGCTTTTCTACCCACCCATGCGGATGCATGCGGCCAACGCGTCGAGTGTGACGGCGCGTATTGTGAAACACACGACACCCGCGATGGCCGTGAGCGCGGGTGACAATTCCAACGCGCGTGGATGATCACCGAAAACAAACGCCGGGGCGGCAAAGGCCTTTTCAACAAGCTGACACCCGAACAACGGGAGCAGCTCGCGGAGTGGCTCACGCTGCAGAACGTGACCTACGAGGACGCGCTCGAATTGGTCGAGCAGCAGTTCGGCGTCAAAACGTCCGTCACTGGGCTGCGGCGTTTCTATGCATCCTTTGCGGTGCCGTGGGAGTATTCGCGCGCGACGGGCGATGCGGAGCAGTTCGGCGAAATGATGGAGGGCAAGTTCGATGCGGCGACGATCAAGCGCGCGAAGCAGCTGGCCTTCTGCATGCTCACGGACAAGACGCCGAACGTATCCGCGGCGAAGACGCTGCTGAAGATCGTCGGCGACACGGCGAAGCAGCAGATCGCCGAGAAGCGTCTGGCGCTGGACGAGCGCAAGGTGACGCTCCTCGAGGCGAAGGCCGCGCTCGCCGACAAGGCGAAGGGAATCTCGGACAACGACGAGCTGACACCGGAACAGAAGGCCGCGCAGTTGCGCGCCCTCTTCGGCATGGGCGGCTGACGATGGCCAACCTCAAGAAAGACGCGCTCGAAAAACTGCGCGCCCAGGTCGAAGTCGCGAACGCCGCGGCGAAGGCCGACGCGCTGTGGTCGCTCGAACTAGACCAGCTCGAAAAGCTCGTCGCCAAGCACACGCTCGGCACGAACTACAGCGGCTGGGTCAACCCGTATCCGAAAGACGACCCGCGGTCGCTGCTCCTCGAATACCAGTTCCGGTATTACCACGACCGTGCGCGCTTCAAGTTCGGCCTGCAGGCGCGCCAGACCGGCAAAGATTTTTCCAGCGAGGGCGAGGCGGTTGAGGACTGCAAAGCGCGGCCCGGAACCGACTGGATGGTCGGCGCGCCGTCGGAGCGGCAGGCGCTCGATTCGTTAGACCAGGCCAAACTCTGGGCGGACGCGTGGGAACTCTACGTCGAAGACTTCAAGGTCGAGCGCGAGGGCAACACGTCGCAGCACCTGCTCAAGAGCGCGGAGATTATTTTTTCGACCAAGGCGCGCATCCGCGCCGTGCCCGGCAAGCCCGACACCGTGCGCGGTCGCAGCGCTAACGTGCTTCTCACCGAGTTCGATTTCTTCGAGCAGCCGTCGGCCACGTGGCGCGCGATTCTCCCGTCGATCACAAACCCGCTGCGCGGCGGCGAAAAGAAGGTGCGGCTTGTCACGACGCCGAACGGCACCGGCAGCGCCGCGCACAAAATCTGGACGAAGAAGGACAGCGCGAAGATGGCGTGGTCGCGGCACCTCGTCACGATCTACCACGCGGTGTTGATGGGTCTGCCCGTCGACGTGCAGCAAATCCGTGAGGCGATGGACGACGCCGACGGCTTCGCGCAGGAGTTCCTTTGCCGCTGGCTCGACGGTTCGAGCGTGCTGCTTCCTTACGAGTTGATCGCGGTCGCCGAAAGCGCGGAGGCCTCCGAAGGCTGGGACGTCGTCGCGCACGCGGGCCGCACCAATCCGGTTTTCCTCGGCATCGACTTCGGCCGCACGAACGACCCGACCGTGTGTTGGACGCTGCAGCGCGTGGGAGACATCCTGTGGACGCGTGAGGTTCTCGTGCTCGAAGGCGTCGCGACGCCGCAGCAGGAGCAAATCCTGCGCGACCGCATCAGCGCCGCGAACCGCGTCTGCTTCGACTACACCGGCCCCGGTATCGGCCTCGGCGACTATCTCGTGCAGCGTCACGGCCAGTGGAAACCCGAGGCGCACAAGTTCGGTAAGGTCGAACTCTGCCAGTTCACGACGAAGTTTAAGCGCGAGATTTTCCCGCGCATGCGCCGCAAGTTCGAGGCGCCGACGAAACTCCGCGTGCCGATCAGCACGGCGATCCGGGAAGACCTGCACCAGATGCAGCAGGTGATCACGAACGGCGAATACAACTACTGGTCGCCGCGCACGCGTGAGGGCCACAGCGACCGGTGCACAGCCCTTGCGCTGGCCGTGCGCGCGGCCGACATGCCCGTTTTCTCACCGCCGCCCAAGCCCTACGGCGACCGCAGCGGCAGCCGCGCAGCAGCACGGCGCAACCGGAGCGTTGAAGCATGACCCGCAAAACCTCCAACCGTTACACGGCGAAGAATCCCGCGGTGACCGGCGCCGCCGGCGGCGTGTCGCTCTCGCAGCGTCTGCGCGCCGCGAACCGCTGGCGCGAGCAATACAATCCGCTGCGCGGCCTCACGCTCTCGCGCGCGGTGCAGCTGGCCGAGGCGTATTTCCGCGGCGAGATGGCGGACCTTCAGTGGACCTACTTCTGGATCGAGCAAACCGATCCGGACTTGCTGGCGCTGATCGAATGCCGCTTGGGCCGCCTCCTCGAAATGGACTACCACATCAAGGTAGCCGAGGACGCCGACGAGAAGCTCGCGACTGAGCAGCAGGACTATCTGCGCGGCCGGTTCGACGCCATCGATAACCTCTACGAGGGCGTCGAGCACTTCGGCATGGCGCCGTTCCGCGGCTTCGCGCACTGCGAAAAATGGATCTCCGGCGGCGAGCTGACGCACCTCGAAATCGTCGACCAGTGGAACGCGATCCGCGACGGCATGTATGGCGCGTGGAAATATAACCCCGAGGCGCGCAACACGACGTTTCGCGCGCTGCCCGAGGAAAACGTAATGGAGCCCGAGGCGTTCCTGTTCCGTCAGGTGCGCCGGCCGATCAACCGCATCGCGTTGTTCAAGTTCGTTCGCTCGAACTTGAGCGACAAGGACTGGGACGGCTTCAACGAAATCTACGGCATCCCCGGCGGCGTCGTCATCGGCCCGTCAAACGTGCCGGAGGGCAAAGAGGCGGACTACGAATCCGCCGCGCAGGAAATCGCGGAGGGCGGCAGCGGCTATCTCCCCAACGGCAGCGACTACAAGCCGAACGTGGCGCCGCGCGGATCGCAGCCGTTCAAGGAACGTCTCGACCACTTGAGCGAGAAGCTCGTGCTCGCCGGCACGGGCGGCAAGTTGACGATGCTCACCGAGTCCGGATCGGGCACGCTCGCCGGCGGCGCGCACGCGGAAGTGTTCGAGCAGATCGCGAAGGGCGATGCCCGTCGCATTTCCGAGACGTTCAACAAGCAGCTCGTCGAGACCTGGCTGAACGAAAAGTTCCCCGGCCAGCCGCATGTCGCGTATTTTGAGCTGGCGGCAAACGAAGAGGCCGACGTCGGCCAGATCGTCGAGCACGCCGCGAAGTTGTCGCAGGCCGGCTTCCTGATGGACGCCGAACAGCTCAGCGAGAAGACCGGCTACACCCTCACGGTGAAACCCGCCGCGCCGCTGGCATTGCCGGGTGCGCCCGCCGGCGAGCCGATCACGAACCGCGCGTCGGCCGCCGCCGCCGGGCGCGCTGCGCTGTTCAATGCGAACGCCGCAAAGGCGATCAGCGGCGCGCAGCTGGCGGCAGTCCGGCCGTTGCTGCAGCGGCTCGCTGCGCTCGATGCGACCCCGGAGGCCGACTTCGCCGCCGCGGTCGCGAAGCTGAAGGCCGATCTTCCCGGCATGTATGCCGCCGCCATGGCGAAGGCGCCGGAGGCCGCCGCAGCGTGGCAGGCCGTGATCGGCACCGCGTTGGTCGACGGTTTCGGGACCGCCGCAGCCGACCGCGAGAAACCCGTTAAAACCCCGAATCCGGCCCCTTGGGTCGCGAATACCCGCCCGAAACGCGCCGCGAGCCCGTGCAAGGGCCGTGCAAGGCCTTCTAGCAACCGATGAACACCCGCATTTTGAACCGCGCCGGCCAGCTCCCTGAGGACGGCTGGTATGAAATCGAGACGCCCGGCGAGCATCTCAACCCCGCCGCCGGCGTCGTCCAGCTGCTCGACGCTGCCGCGTTCGATTCCATCGTCAACCGCTTCAAGGCCGAGGCGGCGAAGCCGAACTTCGCCGGGCTCCTGATCGACCAGGACCACTTCAGCCTCGATCCGGAAAAGTCCACCGAGTCGTTCGGCTGGTTGATGGACGTCCGGAACCGCGAGGGCCGGCTCGAAGGTAAGATTGACTGGACCGACATCGGCGAACCGGCCGTGAAGGCGAAGCGGTTCAAGTTCTTCTCCACGGTCTACGGCGCCGGCGACGTGGAGAAGGTCGGCACCCGCACGATCAAGAACCGCGCCTATCCGCTCGTCCGGCCGCTGGCGCTCGACCGCCTAGCTCTGACGAACGACCCGAACAACAAGGGCGGGAAACCAATTTCGAACCGTAACCCTGCGGCGACCGCAGAGCGGGAAGAAAACCAGAACATGAACACACTGCTCAAAAAGTTGGGTTTGGCGGAAGGCGCCTCCGAGGAATCGGCCGTCGCCGCACTCCAAGCTATCATTAACCGCGCCACGACCGCCGAAGGCACCGTGACGACGTTGACCGCGGAGCGCGACACGCTCCTCGGCGCTCAAGTCGAGGCCGACCTCGAAAAATACAAGAACCGGTTCAAGCCGGAGAAACGCGACCAGTGGAAGAAGCAGCTGATCGCGAACCGCGCGGGCACCATCGAGCTGCTCGAATCGGTCGAGGAGATCGGCGGCGGGGAAGACCCGGCGCGGATCACGAACCGCGGCACCGCGAAGACGCCGGCCGGCGCGCCGAGCAAAGAGGAGACCGAGTCGGCGAAGGAAAAGGCGCAGGGCGCGAAGATCGCGAACCGCGCCTCGGAGCTGCGCCGCGCCAACCCGCGGCTCACCCGCTCGCAGGCGTTCCGCGCCGCTCAGGAAGAACTCTCCGAGTAAGCGCCGCGCCGTCCCCTCCAACCGCAACCACCAAAAACGAACACTGTGAATCCTGATCAAATCAACTGCCGGGCCGTCGGCCCGTTCCCCGTCACCGCCAACGTCGACCTGACCGGCAAGCGCTCGCGCCTCGTCGTCCTGGTCAACAACGGCGGGAACCTCGAAGCCAAGCTCCCCACGGCAAACGGTGAGGACGCCTTCTACCAAGTGCAGGAAGAAGGCGCGGCGACCGAGCAGGTCTCCATCGAGCGCTTCGGCCCGCACCGTGATTTCCGCGTGCCCCTGAAGGGCGCGTGCAATCCCGGCGCGCGTCTCGTGCTCGCGGACACCGCCGTCGCTGGCGACCGCGGCGCGCTTCGCACGCTGCCGGCGGCGGCCGGCACCTACCGCGTCCTCGCCATCGCGCGCGAGGCCGGCGTGGACACCCAACACGTCAAGTGTGACCCGGTGCCCGCGTTCGACGTGGTCGTCCCGTAACGCGCGACCGCTCCCTTCAACCGCAACCATCACCCGCTAAATCACCATGCCGTCTCGTCTCGCCGCACTCGCGGCCAAAACCACCATCCGTCAATACGCGCAGGGCGCGGCTCAGGAGGCCACGGCCCCTGTTGCCGACTTCCTCGCTCCCACCGTCGAAGTCTCGTCCGACACGGGCTACTTCAAGAAATACACCGAGAAGTCGCGGTTCCGCGTGCCGGACACGCGCCGCGCCATCGGTGGCCGTGCCACCGAGCTGGGCTTCGACGCCAGCGACGCCACCTACAACTGCAAGCCGAACGCGCTCGATGTCCCCATCGACCAGCTGGAGAAAGACGCGTCCGACGAAGCGGGGGAAAACCTGCTGCAGGAAGCGTCCGACCTCGGCGCCGAAGTCGGCGGCCTCTCTCACGAGAAGACCGTCGTTGATCTCGCCGTCACGACGCTCACGCCGGGCGTCGCGAACATCGACTTCGCGGCCGGCACCGACGTCATCGACCAGCTCGATCAACGTCTGATCGCCATCGTGAAGGCCGCGCAATACGGCAGCCTCATGGGCGTTGGTCTGTTGTTCGGGCCGACGTTCTTCCGTCGCCTGAAGAATCACCCGAGCATCAAGGGCCGGTTCCCGATTGGCAAAAAGGAGATCGTTAACCCGACGGTCGAAGACATCCTGTCGCTGTTCATCTTCAAGCCCGAGGCGCGCTTGTCGGCGATGGTTTACGACAAGGCGCCCGAGGGTAAGGCCGCCGACATCGACTTCATCCTCGATGACAAGCTGATCGTCTTCGCGCGGAAGCAGAATCCGACGCGGCGCGATCCGTCGTTCATGAAGACGTTCCGCCGCCGCGGTGCGTGGATGGCGCCGCGCGTTTACTCGCGCGACGACGGCCGCGTTGAAGTGGCCGCACTCGACTGGTCGGAGGACGTGCAGGTCACGAACTCCGCGGCCGGCCAGCTCCTCGCGATCCAGAACTAATCACGCCTGACGCGTGCTTTTCGAACCCCGCCGACGGCGGCGGGGTTTTTTAAAGCCCACGAAATGCCAAACTGGTTCACAATTTCCGCCGGCGATCTCAACGACCACAAAGTCGCTGAACTCGTCGACGCGCTTCGGCAGGAAGCACTCGCGGCCGGGCAGACCGACCCGATGCCGCGTATCATTGCCGAGGTGACGAATGAAGTCCGGAACGCGATTGCGTTCAGCGGACGCTACGTGCTCGACGCGACGACGACCGCGATTCCCAACGGCCTCAAGGAAATCGCCGTCAAGAAAGTCGTGCGCGTGATGAAGGGCCGCCTGCAGCAGGCGCTCGACAAAGACGAGGAGCGCGACGCCGACACCTACGAGTCGCGCCTGAAAGCCCTGGTCAAAGGCGAGTGGCCAGTGGACGAAGCCGACGTTCCGCTGAACCCGCTGCCGGTGCAGGGCGCGAGCGCGTCGCCGCGCATCACCCCGAAGTGCCGCCGTTTCACGCGCGCCGATCAGGAGGGCGTCTAACCATGCCCGCGTCATCGAATCCCGTCACGGCGACCCGCAAGTCGTCGTTCAAATACAAGCCGCAGTTCGGCGTCATCGTCGTCTGCAAGGACGAGCGCGATCAGGAGCGCATGTATAACAAGCTCCGCCGCGGTCCCCGGAAAGTGAAGGTCGTCACCGTATGAAAATCAGCGTCGCACATAGCTGCGCGGATTTCACCAGCTACCGCGCCGCGCGCGTGAAGTCCCTCTTCAACGTGGAGAGCGGGCACGAGTTCCGGCGCGAGTTCGAGTTGCCGTTCACTCAGGACTGGAAAATCGGCGTCATCGTCGGCCCGTCCGGCAGCGGCAAGACGTCGTGCGGCTCGCGCATTTTCGACGGCGTGCCGATTCACGACCTCCGCGCCGGCTGGCCCGAACGGAAACCGATTATCGACGCCATCGCGCCGGGTGGTGCGTTCGATGCCGCGACCGCGGCGCTGTCTGCAGTCGGCCTCGGAGACGTGCCGGCGTGGCTTCGCCCCTTTCACGTCTTGTCGAACGGCGAGCAGTTCCGCGCCGGTCTCGCGCGTGTGCTGTGCGACTTTCCGCACCGCGTCGTCATCGACGAGTTCACGAGCGTCGTTGACCGTCAGATCGCAAAGGTCGGCGCGCACGCGTTCGCGAAGGCGTGGCGCCGGACAGGCGGCCAAGCCGTGCTTCTCTCATGTCACTACGACGTGCTGGAGTGGATTGAACCCGATTGGGTGTTAGACACCGCAACGGGCCAATTCACGGAAAGGGGGCTTTGGCGACGCCCGCGCTTCGAGCTCTCGGTTCATCAAACCGATTGGCGATTTTGGCCCATGTTCGAGCCGCATCACTATTTGAAGCTCGGACGCATGATCGCGGCCACGTGCTTCGTCGGCGTCGTTGCCGGCGAGCCGGTGTGTCACGTCGCGGTGTCGCCGAAATTCCAGACCGGCCACATGCGGGCGTGCCGCCTTGTTGTCATGCCCGAGTGGCAGGGCGCCGGCGTCGGCACGCGGTTTCTCGACGCCGTGTGCGAGATGCAGCTGCGCGGAGAGAACCGGTGGCGCCGCAAGTGCCCGACGCTGTTTCACACGTCACACCCCGGCCTTGCCGCCGCGCTGCGCCGTTCGCCGAAGTGGGTCCAGACGTCGGCCGTGCTCTACGGCGGGAACAAGCTGAAGAGCGCGCAAAGCATCGACGCCGCGCGCGCGCGTGACGGCCGGCCCAGCGTTGGCACCGGCTACGGCGGTCATTTCAGGGCCGTGCAAGGGTTCAAATACATCGGCGCAGCGGAGGGACAACAGATCTGATGCGCGTGGTGCTCACAGGCCAGAAACGCTTTGGCGCCGACGTGCTGCGTCTCCTGATGGAGCGCGACGACGAGCTGCTCGGCGTTTCGTGCCCGCAAGCCGACCAGGACGGCAAGCCGGACAAGCTGTGGATCGCGGCGCAGAACGCCGGCGTTCCGCTGATTCCCGGCGGCAAGCTCACGCAATATACAATGCCGGAAGGCGCGGACCTCATCATCGCCGCGCACTCGCACGATTTCGTGGGCGCCGTGACGCGCCGCAAAACCCGTCTCGGCGCGATTGGCTTCCACCCGTCGGTGCTGCCGCGGCACCGCGGCCGGTCGGCAATCGAGTGGGCGATTCGCTTCGGCGAGAAGGTGACGGGCGGCACGATCTACTGGCTCGACGACGTCGTCGACGGCGGCCCGATCGCTGCGCAGGAGCACTGCATGATTCGACCGGACGACACCGCGTTGTCGCTCTGGATTCGCGAACTCGCGCCGATGGGCGTGCGGTTATTCCGCCAAGTGCTGCGTGACATCGACCGCGGCATCGTGATTGCGCTCGACCAGGACAAGGCACTGGCGACGTGGGAGCCGGCCATCGACAACGTGCCGCGGCTTTTCCGTCCCGATCTCCCGATGATCGGCGGCCCCGCCGACTTCGTCGTCATTAAAGACCGCGAAGAGATGCACCGGCGAAAGGAGAAGAGCGCATGAACTTCACCGCTCCGCTTCCCTTCACCGAGGCGATGCAGTCGCGCGAAATCCGCTCGATCCTGCGCACGACCGGCAACACCGCCCAGCTCGCGACGCTGGAACCCGCGGTGCGTGAGCGCGCGATTTTCTCCGCGACTGTCACCAGCGCCGAGTTTCTCGACGGCTTTGACCGTCGGGTGCAGCGCATCCTTTCCGGGCAGCTCGACCAAGCGACGGCCCGGCTCGAGCTGAAGCAGCTCCTTGCCGGCGAAGGTTACACCGCCGACGCGAGCGTTGCCGGCACATTGCAAGACCTGCGCACGGACGAGCGCCTGAATCTCATCATCGAGACGAACGTCGAACTCGCGCGCGGTTACGGCCAATGGCTGCAGGGCCAAGACCCCGCTGTGCTCGACGAGTGGCCCGCGCGTGAACTGATCCGCGTTCGCCATTCGGAAAAACCGCGCGACTGGGCCGAACGCTGGGCCGAGGCCGGCGGGCAGTTCTTCGACGGCCGGATGATCGCGCTGGCGAACGATCCAATCTGGCGGCGCATCTCGCGCTTCGACCTCCCTTACGCTCCCTTTGATTTCAACTCGGGGATGGACACCCACGACGTCGCGCGGGCCGACGCCGTCGAGCTGGGCTTGCTGGACGAATCGACCGTGCTGTTGCCGCAGTCGCGCGACTTCAACGCGGACCTGCAGGCGTCGCCGACTATTCGCAGCAACTGGTTGATCGACGCGTTGGAGAACAGCGGCGTCGGCGAGTTCAACGACAAGGGCGTCTTCGTCTTCAAGCCGGGAGGTGCGGAGTGAGCGGCATCACAATCACGCTCAACACTGCGAGCGCGTTGCTCGACCGGCTGCAGACCGCGGCGCAAAACGCGGGCATCGCGCTTGTCGGCGCGCGCGCGGTCGCCCAGCTCACGAAAGACCATCTCGTGCAGCTCGACCAGGAGCGGCACCAATTCGGCCGGCATTACTACTTGCAGGCGGCGCGCAGCGTCACCGCGCGCAGTGGAGGCACGGGCCTTGCGCTTGTCACCGTCACGCAGACCGGCTTCCGCCAGCGTCTGCTCGGCGGCCCGATCTCGCCGAAGGCGCCCCGCCAGTTCCTCACGATCCCCGCGAGCCCGGAAGCCTACGGGAAACGCGCGCGCGAGTTCTCGGATTTGGAGTTCGCGATTGCCCTCGACGAAAACGGGGCGCTGCGCCCGGCGCTGGTGCGCCGCGCGAGCACCGCGCTCACGATCACCCGGCGCAAACGAAAAGACGGCAGCGTGAAAACCACGTTCAAGCCCGGAGAAATCCGCGGCGGCGAAGTGATGTTCTGGCTCGTCCGCCACGTCGACCAGAAGCCCGATCCGAGCGTGCTGCCGGCCGGCCCGCTCATGCAGGCCACGGCCATCGAGGCGATGAACCGCCGCATTGCGCGCATCGGCGAACCGGGAGGTGCCTCGTGAGCTTCGTCAAAACCGTCGACATTCTCGCGAAGCTGAAGACCGCACTCGAGTCGCTGCCGCTCCCCGGCACGACGACGGGCGAGAAACTTTTCGAGCGAGTCGACTTCCACGAAAACAAGAAGCTGCGCGAGGCGCTGGCCGATCTCGTCATCATCAAGCAGCGCGTGGCGATCATCGTTCCCGGCGGCGACTCCTACACGAACACGAAGGAAGGCCGCACGGTGCGCAGCTCGCGCACGTCGCGCTTCGATTTGTTGATCGCCGACCGCGCATGGACGAAGGGCGGGCACGAGGCGGTGTTCGGCGGCGCGAAGAATGTCGGGGTGCTCACGATGAAAGACCTGGTCGTCGACCATTTCGTCGAGAACCCGCAGCTCGCGTTGCCGTGGGTCGTGCTGACTCCCGAGGAAGGCGCGCAAATCGAAATCGCCGACAGCGACGTGAAGGACTCACCCGGCCGCGAATGCTTCGTGATCACTTACAGCACGCCGGCCGGAGAACGCACGATCAAGCCCACCGGACAGTGGCCCGCCGGCGCCTGAATTTTTCCTGCAACCATCAGCTCACTGCTAAAACACCATGAACAAAGCTCGCACAGTTATCGGCGCCCACGGATTCTTCTTTCCCGACGGTGTTGCCTTCACCGTTCCCGGCGCTGGGGTAACCAGCCGCACGGCCAAGCCCGGCGCCGCCGACCCCGCGTGGTTCGACGTCGGCGTCTCCGACTGGAAGTTCAAGCCGAACAATAAAGTCGAGGAATTCAAAGCTCCCGCGCCCGGCGCCCGCGTGCTGTGGGATTTGATCACGGTCGAGAAGGGCCTGACGCTCACCGGAAAGTGGATGGAGATGAGCAATCTGGTTTACCAGATGCTCCTCGGCACCCTCACGATTCCGCTCACCGGCGCCGGCGGCCAATATAACCCGCTCGAAGGCGATCCGGTTGTGCGCGGCTGGCTGCAGCTGCAGCAATACAATCAGGCGAACACGCTCCTCAACACGCTGGATGTGTTCGTCGCGATGCAGATTCCGGGCGACATCGCGTTCGACGACAAACTCGTCGACGTCGAGGTCGAGGCCAAGGTGCTCTTCTCGACCCTGAACACGGGCACGCTCGCCTGAGCGAGGCCGGCGCCGCTTCCAAAACGCCCATGCCCACCGTCAACTACGCGTTCAGCAACACGCCGCCGACCGGCGTGCCGTCCGCCTCGCAGGCGCCGAACAACGGCGCTCCGGGCGCCGTGCCGCTGCCGTCGATGGCGGGCACGGGCAACAACGCGGCAGCCGTCGCGTTTCCGTCGCAATCGCCGAACAACGGCGCGCCCGTCGCGCTCACCGTTCCGGCGAACGTGCCGGACAACACGCCGGCCGCCGCCGTGCCGTTGAGCTATGTTGCAAACAACTCCGCGCCGGCCGCCGTCGCTTTCCCGTCGATGGCGGGGAACAACGGTGCGCCGGCCGCGGTGCCTGTTGCGGCCAACGCGCTCGACAATACACCGCCGGCCGCGGTGGCGCTCGCGAGCACGGCACCGGTCAACGGCGCTCCCGCCAGCGTGCCGAACGGCAGCGCACCGAACCTCAACGAAGCGCCCCGCGCCATCGGCTACACGCCCATACCCGCAACCGCCACCGACGAAACTGTGAACACTCCCATCCTCAAGATCGAGGGCGTCCTCGCCCTCAATAACATCTACGGCCAGACCCGCGTCCCGAGTCCGTCCGTCCTCGACCGCGTGCAGATCGCGTTGGAGTCCGCGCCCGTCGGCGGCCCCGCGACCATCACCCTGGTCGACGCCGCCGGCGTCAGCTACGGCGTCGCTGTCACCGTCAACGCCGGCGAAAATTTCGGCGAGACGGTTCCCGGTGCGCCCGTCGCGCTCCTCGCCGGCGCGAACGTGCGGGCCAAATGCACCGCCACGCCCGGCGGCAATGATCCCGGCGGCTTCGGCGTCGTCACTCTCTTTACGCGGCTCAGCTCCTGAGCGCGTGCACGCATCCAGCAACATCACTGCACAGACCATGAAAAAACTATTTCCCGTCATTCTCGCCTTCGCGGCAGCGGTTCTGTCCTACGCTGCCGAGCCGTCGATTCCGTGGCGCAATATCACGACGAAGCCGACGACTGTCGGCGGCTACGGAATTACCGACGCTCAAGCCCTCGGCACTCCTGCACCGACCACCGTTGCGTTGCCGCGGCTGACCTCGGCTCTGCGAGCAGCAATCGCCACGCCTAACACGCCAGTGACAATTCGGTTCGTGTGCTTCGGCTCGTCCATCGGAAATGGCGGCGGCCTTGTCAGCCTCGACCCGTCACAATACGCGCCCGGCCCGTATTTGGTTTCGCAGCTCAATGCGTTTCTCAACCGCCACGGCGCTTATAATTTCGTCGTGTATAACCGCAGCCACAACGGCGGCGTGATCTACGATGCGGTGAAATATGATGCCGACCCGCTTCTGACCGGGGACGTCGACAAGTGGGTCGCGGAAGGGATAACTGCAACGGTCGCAATTCTGGTCTACGGGATGAACGACGGCCAGACCGCCAACTTCAACGCCGGCCAAACCTTCGGTGGCGGGCCGGGAGTCACAACGAGTTTCCCGGCGCTGGTGCGCCGCCTGCAGGAGACGCTGAACATGGACGTGATCGTCATGACAAGCGTGCACCCGCACACTGCTAACACCGCTTGGTCGATGCAGTCCGGGATCTCCGAGACGTGGCCGTCGGTTATTGCGGCGCCGGTGTCCGACAGCGCGGTGTGGCCGCCAGTCTCGGGTTCCGTTTTGAATATAAGCTGGCGCGGAACGACGATTCCTATCTCGAAGCGACACGGGCTGGTGAACGAGGCAATGCGCATCACGGCTCAAGACCTTGGCGCCGCACTGATCGACGTTGAGATGTATGACCGCGACGCACGGGCGCGGCTGGGCCAAGACGCTTTGGGCATTTCCGGTTGGACGAACCATCCAAACGATACCGGCTACGGGCAGACTTATCACCGTGCCGCATACGATTTCGCGAAAGCCTACGCGGACTCTTTTGGCGCCAGTGTCACCGTGCCGAACCGGTCGCTGGCGAACGACAAGCTCGCTGGTGTTGCGCAGAACACGATCAAAGGTCGCGTCTCCGCTGGATCGGGCGCGGTCGAAGACCTCACGCCCGCTCAGGGCCGCGCGGTGCTAGGTCTTGCCACGACCACAACTGACAATGCGGTTGCGCGTTTCGACGGCACGACCGGGCTAACGCAAAACAGCCCCGTTGTTATCGACGACTCGGGTAACATCAGCGGCGTCGGTAACGTCGCGATCTCGACGGGCACCCCTGCAGTCACTGTGTCGGATAGCAGCGCCGCAGCACCCTCAAAGACAATCGCGACGGTGACTTATCAGGCCCGCAACTCCGGGAACGTCCTGCAGGATCAGGTAAAATGGACCTACTCGCAGAACGACCACGCAAGCGGCAGCAACGACGCGAAAGCGGCACTTGGGTTGGTGTCCGGCAACACCCTGCGCGACGTCTACACGGCCAGCTCGGACCCGACGACGAGCGCGATCACCACGACACTCCGCAGCGACTTTCTCGAATGGCGCACGCCAACGGGGACGCTCGCCGGCACGTTGGAGACGGGAGCCGCGCACGGTGGCCTTACGAGCAGCGCGCCGAGATTATTCTACGGCACGAACGCGAACAGCGGCGATGACTCCGCGATCCTGATCGGCCGCAATCTTCTCGGGTCGTATGTGTCGGGCTCGCACGCGGTGCGCGACGAAAGCACGTTCAACGCATCGGGCGGCGGCCTTTACGCCTATGCGTCCTTCGACGCCATTCCGACCTTCAACGGCTCCGCGGCCTACAACCACCTCCACAACTTTCAGGCGCGGCCCCAATTCGCCGGATCAACTAGCATTACTGCCATCCGCGGCCTGACCTACCAGTTGACGCACTCGGGCACCGGAACCGTCGCCGAGAATGTCGGCGCCTACTTCTCGGATGCCCTCGGCACCGGGCCGATCACGTTCAACGCGGCGATCTACATCAACCAGCTCTCACGCGGTGCGTCGAATTACTCGATCTATTCCGCCGGATCGCAACCGTCCTACCACGGAGGCCGGTGGCAGACCGGGGAGGATATTCTGGCGGCCGGCAAAGTCACCGGCAGCAATCTCAAATTCGACCAAGGGCTGAATAATCTCTCCCTCGCCATCGCCGGCCCGTCCGTGAGCACCGGCGCGTATAACACGTATCTCGGGCAGAACGTCGGCAACGGCGGCGGCGGCCAGCGCAACACGTTCATCGGCGCTGATGCCGCTCTTTCCGTCAACACAACGACCAACGACAACACCTACATTGGCGCCTATGCCGGCACCAACGGCACAGGGAGCAGCAACGTCTTTGTGGGCGCTCGTGCCGGCTACTACGAGACGGGCAGCAATAAGCTCATAATCGACAACGCGCAGCGTTCGAGCGAAGCCGACGCCAGACTGAAGGCACTCGTCACAGGTGATTTCGCTGCGGCTACCAAGGACCAGAAGTTCCAAGTCAACGGCGTCCACGCCGTAGCAACTGACCTGAACTACAACACGGCGGGCCCTGTGACGATCACCGTCCCGGACAATACGGGCGGCCAACTCATTCTGGTCAGCACACAAGGCGGCATCGGTAAGTCCACATGGGTTATACAATACACCAAAAACGGCGGAACCTTGGTGATCGGCACGCCGGCAAAAACAATCATCTCGGCTGACCCGATTTCCGCGGCGGCCGAGAGCAGCGGCAATGTCTCCATTACACTTCTGGCGGCCAACACGAACCTGCGCTGGGGATTCGTGGCGGCGCCGTTCTAATCCCATGACGACTTCCACCCCCGCCACCAAAACGGCGATGATCTTCGCCGGCGAAATCTTCGACGGCCGCGACACCGACCACGGCAAGGTGCTCGACTTGAACGACGCCTCGCACGACGTGCGTGTTCGGGCCATGCCCGCGCGCCATCTCGGCCGGGTGCTCGAAGCGTGCACGGACGAAGCAAAGCTCTTGGAGCTCACATGCACGGTCGCGCTGAAAGACGACAAGACCGGCGAGGTCATCGACTGGGTGCCCGTCGACGCGACCTTCATCGATAACCTTCAAGAGTCCTGCCACGTGCGGCTCGTCGAGGCAGCGAAGCGCCTAAATTTTTCCCGCGCCGCGAACTGGGGGCACCGGCAGATCGAGGCGAAGCAGTTTCAGGCGCCGCTACTGCTGAAGGCCGACGAGATGCTGAGCCCGGTCGTGGAGAAAATGGCGCACTTGCTGATCTCGTCGTTGCGGTCGTCCGAATCACCGGCCGGACGTTCGACGAAGTCCTAGACGGCTTCACGCTGCAGCAGCTCCTCGCGTTGCGAGACGACGAGGAGCGCGCCGAAGCCCGCCGCGCCCTCTCGTTCCTGCAATCGTTGCGCCAAGCCATCCCGGCCTCGCTCGACGACAGCGACGATACGAAGGACGCGTTCCAAAAATACGAGAGCGAGCTGATCGCGAAAGCGAACGGCACGCCGCCGGCGCCAAAGAAGCGCCGCTACACCGCCAGCAAACGGCAGAAAAAATAAATGGCCGACGCCGCTCCATCCGTCCTTGAAATCCTGATCGATATCCGCGCCCGCCTCGAGGCCGTGGAGAAGACGCAGGCGGGACTCCGTGCCATTGCCCAGGACGCCGCCGACGCGCACCAGTCGGCCTCCGAACTGGGCAGCCTGTTCGCGACGGGGCTCGGCATCGGAAGCGGCATGGAGATGGCACGCCGCGCCGTGGAGTTGTTCCGCTCGTCCTTCACGGAGGCGGTGCGTGTTTCGTCGCAGCTCGCCGCTGAGGTAGAACGCGCGCACGGCCGCCTCGGCCTGTCGGGCGAGGCCTACCAGACGCTCGCGTCGGAAGCGCGCGCGGCCGGAACTGAGTTCAGCGAGATCATGGGCAGCATGGCGCAATTCCGCGCTCAGCTGGGCGACACGCTGCTCGATCCAACGCGCGGGTCGGCGCTGCGGCAGCTCGGTCTGGACGCGCAGCTGCTTGCGAGCACTCCGCTTGAACGCCAGCTCGAGCAAATCGCCGTGGCGCTCGGCAAGGTCACCGACACGAACGTTCGTGCGCGTTTACAGCAGGAGCTTTTCGGCCGCGGCGCCGCAGCGATGGCGCCACTGCTCGAAAAGCTCCGGACCGACGGCTACGACCGGCTGCGCCAGAGCGCACAGGAGGCGAACACGGTTCTCGGCGATGGCACGGCCGAGGCAATTAACCGCGCAAACACGAAACTCGAAGAAGCTCAGAAGCGGCTCGGTGTTGCGGTCGCCCCGCTCAACCTAAAGTTGATCGAGGCAAAGACGCAGCTTGTCAGTCTGATCGCGCGAAACGCCGGCACGATCCAGAGCGCGGTCGAAGCGTCGTTCGCCGGGTCGTTGGCGGCCGGAATCGAGAAGGCGCTGGAACGTGTGGAAAAAAGCGGCGGGCTTGAGGCCGCGTTGAAGAATCTCGGCAAGACGCTCGCCGGACCGATCGGTGTGGGCCTCGCGACCGCGCTCGGCGGTTTTATCATCAAGGAACTGGAGCGCCGCGCGCTCGAGGCCACGGAGAGAATCAACTCTCTCGACGAAGGCACCAAGCGCGAGCTAACGGACTTTCGGCAGAGGATCACCGGTGCTTCGTCGCAGGACGAATTGCAGCGGACCATGGCCGACATGAAGGCGCGCTTCGACGCGATCAACAAAGAGCGGCGTGGGCTCATCCAGACCCCATTCCTCAACGACGAGCAGCACGAGCGGATCGAGATTCTAACGCAGGCGCTAGAAGGCCTGTCGCGCATTTATGATTTCGCGGCCGCGCGCGGTGGGGAGTTCGTCGCAAAGAACGGCGCAGTCGTGAACATCGTCGCCGAGCTCGCGAAGGCTGAGGCCAAACTGGCGGACGCCGAAGCGACGGGACGTGTGTTCGATATCGCGGACGAGGCCCGCGCGGCAACCGATGCCGAGGTGCGTCGCCGCCGTCTGTATATCATCGAGCAGGAACTCGCCGCGTATAAAAAGCTGATCGAGATAAAGGAAAAACTGCCGCTTAAAGTCGGCGACACGCCGGAGCAACGGGCCGCAGAAATTGCGAAGCTGCGCGCCGCCGTCAACGAACTGGAGGCGAAGAAGTCCGCGGTGATCATGCCGGCCAGTGATCTTGCGAGAGTCCTGAAGGCCTACGGCGATTTTCTAACCGCGCCGGGATTGCCTGTCTTCACGCGCACCGGCGCGACGCGCTTGACGGGAGGTCGCTCCGCCGACGGCGGAACCGGTGGCGCGGCCGGCGGCGAAGGCGGCGTTCAATTCACGGCGCTGCAGGCCGGCGCGATGCAGTGGGTGACTTCGCTTGGCAGCCAAGGCCAACAGGTCGCGAATGCGCTGCAAAACTCCATTGGGGCGACGGTGCACAGCATCAGCGAGGGAATCTACGGCTGGGTCACCGGCACGCAGAGCTGGGCCGACACGCTACGCGGCCTCGGGCAAAACCTGCTGCAGACCTTCCTCGATACTATCGTGCAAATGGGCGTGCAATGGGTGATCAACTCCGCGCTCGCGAAGGGCTCGCTGATCTCGACGTTCCTCGTCGCGGCCGGCCTGCGCAAAGCGGAGACGGCCGACGTGATTGCGAACGAAACGGCGAAGGCGCCCGCGTTGCAGACCAACGCGGCGAGCGCATCGGTGTCGTCGTTCGGTCTCGCCGCCGTGATGGGCATTGCCGCGCTACTCGCGGTGATGGCGGCCTTCGGCGGTTTTCGTGAGAGCGGCGGCGACGTGCGCGCCGGCCGCGCCTACGTGGTCGGCGAGAAGCGGCCCGAGGTGTTCGTGCCCGATGAAAACGGCACGATCATTCCGAGCCTCGACAACGTGCCCGTGCCCGCGGCGGCCCGCGCTCGCCCGGTCAACGCCGGCGCGCCGGTCGGCGCTTCCGCTGCGCTTTCGAACGTGATGGCGGCGCCGCAGCAGCAACCGCGGCCGGTGATCGCGTTCGCCGAAAACTACACCGACATCCGCCGCCTCAAGCGGCAGCCGGGCTGGGAAGACGCGGTGGTGGTCACCGTGCAGAACCGCCTCGGCGACATTCTCGGGGGCTGATCCATGCTCTTCCCGCTCACGAACATTGGCGACCTGCAGTTTCGCCTGCTGCTGATCCGCCCGGATTTCCAGCCGGACCAAGGCCGCCCCATCGAAATCTCGCACCGTTTCGACACGATGATCGGCGAGGGCCGCACGAGCATTGAGGAGCGCCGCCCCGGCCGCCGTGCAATGCTGTTGTCGCAGACGTGCACGCTCTGTCTCAACGGCACCGCGGCCGACGATTGGCGCAAGGGCGTGGCCGCGCTCGGCGCGCGCCCTGTGGCCGTGCCGCTTTGGGTCGATGCGCTCGCGCCGGGCCAGTGGGCTGACCGCATCTACGACGCGAAGAAGATCGTCGGCTTCGATCCCGAGAGCGGCGACTTCGAGATTTACGACGGCCCCGCTTTGCCGGGCGCCGTGACGTTCCCGCTGTATGCACCGCTGTTGATCGGCCGTTGGCGCGAGCGCCCGGCGGCCGAGGCACGCACGAGCAAGTTCGGTTACGTGCCCGTGACCATCAACGAAGCGTCGCCGTGGGAATGCCGCATCCGACCACACACCTACGGCGTGGGCTGGGACGCGTTCCCTGAATACGAGCCGTCGCTGAAAGACGTGAGCGAATTTCCGCTCGAGCTGATCGAGCTGGCCGCCGCGCGCGAACCCGGCCTCGACCGCACGAACGCCGCCGCGCGCTGGAAGCAGGAGGCGCCGTTCAAGTTCGCCGACCGGCTCGCGATTCGTCAGGCGCTCACGCACTTCGAGGCGATGCAGGGCGCGCTGACCTCGTGGTCGCCGGTGCCCGCGTGGTTTCAACCGGGCGCCGACACCGAGGCCACGCCCGACGACTACACCGCGCGGTTCGCGAGCGACACGCTAAAGCTCTCGTTCCTCGCCGGCCACGTCGCACGCTCGACCATCGGCTTCATTCAGGAAATCGACACGCCGAGCGTCGATCAAAAGCAGCCCGGTGAGTTTTACCTCTACCAGCTGAAGTATCAGCACGACGCCGCTAACCCGGAGCTGTTCACCAATTGCGACGAGCCGCTCGCGTTGCCCGAGGGCAGCTACGATCCGCGGCAGGTTGCGCATCAGGAAATCCGCCGCTCGCTGAAGCCACAGGACGACAAGGCGTCGGTCTCGCTCGCGTATAAAGCCGGCTCGCTCGCCGACGATTGGCTGCGCGGTCGTTTGTTTGGCTGGGTGCTGCTCACGGTCTGGAAGTGCGACCCCGACGACGCGGCCGGCACGCGCGGCGCGCCGATCTACACGGGCTTTGTCTCCGACGTCCGGCCGAACGGAAACAATCTCACGCTGGAGGCGACGCTCTTCGGCCGGTTGCTCAAAGAGCGCGCGCCGGGCGACACCTACGGCCGCCAGTGCAACACGTTCGTTTTCTCCGCGCGTTGCGGCCTCGCTGAAGCGCCAAAGCGCAGCGAGGGCACGAGCGCGCCGGCGGACCTTTCGGCCGACGGCAAGACGCTCACGATTCACGGCGTCACGGGTTGGGGCGGGCCGGCCTACGTCGACAATTGGTTCGCGCGCGGCCTCATTCGCACCGGCGCCGGGCGGCTGCGGGTTGTCGTCACGGTCGTCTCCAGTGCGATGGACTCGGGCAACCTCGTCGTGAAGTTGGCGCGCCCGATCTACGCCGACATGATCGCCGGCGGCGGCCAGCTCGTGCAGCTCGTGCCGGGCTGCGGCCGGCAGTATGAGGCCGACTGCGGCGACAAGTTCGGCAACCAGATCAATTTTCAGGGGTTCGAGTTCGTGCCGGACTACATCGAACAGGCGGCGCCCTCCGCGCCCAAGACGCCGAAGAAATGAAGAAGCGCACCGATTACTTCCTCGATCCGTCGCGGGTGTTCGCCCTGGTCGCAGCGTGCGAGAGCTGGCGCGGCACGCCGTTCCGCGCGCGCTCGTGCGTGAAGGGCGCGGCGGGCGGCGTCGATTGCGCGGGCTTTGTCGGCGCGGTGTTTCACGAGATCGGCGCCATTGCATCGGCCGTGAGCGTGCCACCCTACGCGGTGAACCACGCGGAGCACAGCGACGAAAGCCTGCTGCGTTCGTGGTTCGAGTCGAAGCCGGTCCGCAAACGCGTGCGCCGCGTCGACGAGGACGAAGCGCCGCTCGCCGGCGACATGGTGTTTCCGGTGGTCGGCCGCTGTGAGCATCACCTCGGAATCCAGATCGGCGGCCTCGTGTGGCACGTCGCGCGGCCGGCCGGCGTGTGCACGATGACGACGTCGCAACTGAAGCTCGCCGCGAGCCGCTACCGCCTCACCGCATGAGCTTTCTCGTCAAAGCGCCGAAGATCCCGCAGAGCGCGTCGCAAGAGGGCTCGCAGGTCTCCACGTATCGCGAGGCGGAGGCCGTGCCGAACGGCTACGGGCGCGACCGGTTCGTGTCGCACTGGCTGTGCCAGCCCTACGACCGGAAGACGCGGCCGATGGGCCAGCAGGCCATGGAGATTTGCAGCGTCGCCGCGGGCTATCGCGAAGGCCCGATTGATTTCGTCGGCAAGGTGTGGCGCGACGGAAAGCTGATCGACAACCTCGACTTCACATTCTCCGAGCACGGCGATCCGGAGTCGCAGGAGTTCGCCATTCCCGCGCTCGGACCGGCCGCGAAGGCGGTCGTGCATCGCGGCACGGTCGACGCGCCGCTCTCTGTCGTCGCGAACCTGAACGCGAAAACGGGCCAGAATCATCCGCCCATGCGCCGGCACGCGTGGATCGAGTGGATCGACATCGACCTCGGCCAAGGCACGACCGCGCTGCCCGACCTTCAGGTCGAGATGGGAAAGAAGACGCCGGCCATCGGCGCTTTCGGTGCGAGCGGATTTGGCCAGTGGGGCGTGAACACGTTCGCGGCGATCTACGGGCTGCTCACGAACGAGACCGGCTTCGGCATCGATCCGTCTTACTTCGATGCGGCGGATTGGGCCGCGCAGTGCGCCGCGCTCGAAACTGTGGGCGTCGCCGACCGCACGGCCGAGGACACGTTTTGCAATCCGGTGTTTAAGGCGGCGCAGGCGGCCGACGCGCTGCTGAGTTCAGTGCTGGCGAACGTCGACGGCTTTCTCTTCGTCGACGGCGGAAAGTTCCGCATTGGCTGGTTCCCGTCACAGGCGCCGGGCGGCGGTCTGCCTGAGATCACCGAGGCCGACCTCGAAGCCGTGCCCGACGGCAACACGCCCGACTGGAACCGCGGCCCCAGCTCGGTGACCGTCGTGTTCCGCGACTTCGACCGCAACTACGGCGACAGCCCCGCGCTCTCGCCGGCGCCGGCGAATAGCGAGTCGGGCATCACGTCGACGCCGGTCCGCGCTGAGCGCCCGCAGGTTCACGTCGCGAGCCAAGCGGCGAAGATCGCCGCCGAGATTTCCGCCGCGCGTGCCAGCGCCGAAAGCACGACCACGCTGACGGTGAAGAAATCGCGCGCCGTAAAGGGCGACGGCACGCCACTGATGCCGGGCGATCTGTTCGCGTGGGACTACGGCCCGCACTCGCTCGATCTCATCGTGCGGGTGGTTGCGCGCCGCATGCGCAGCGGCCAGACGAGCGACCTCCTCGAAGTCATTCCGGAGCGCGGACAATTCCCGCTGCCCTACGTGGCTCCGGTCGACGCTCGCGTGCTGCCGACGAACGCAGCGCCGGGCGTGATCAACGTCGCCGACGTGCGCCTGTGGCTGCTACCGAGTGGCTTTGGATCGCTGCGGCAAATCGTGCCGCTCGTGAACCGCGCGCACCGCGGCATCTACCGCGTCGACCTGCATCTGAGCCCGTCGGGCGCGGCGCCGTGGGAGGACATCCTCGACAGCCGGTTCTTCGCGGCGAAGGTCGCTGTCACGAACGGAGGCATCAACGGCGTGGCGGCGACGGTGCGCGTCACATCCACCAGCGTCGATTTCGCGCGCATGGCCGCGCAAAGCAGCGTCAACCAGACCGACGACACGCTGCTGCTCCTGGTCGACAACGAAGTGTTGAGCGTGAGCACGATCACGGTCGTAGCCGCGAACACCTATGACCTCGGCATCCTGCGCGCGCGCAAGGGCACCGCGGCGGTTGTGCACGCCGATGCAGCGGTCGGTTTCCTGTTTTACCGCGACGAGATGATGCCGGTCGAGCACGCGGAATTCTACCGGGTGCGCGACGGCTCGAACACCTACGACGCGGCGACGGCGACGAAGCGCTTCAAGCTGCAGCTGTTCACGCTCGACGAGGCCGGGCTCGCGAAGCCCGACGATCCGGGCATTGCGCTGCAGCTGCCGGACCTCTCGGCCGACGAGACGGCCGGTTACACCATTGTCCTGACGAACGAGGCGCACACCGTCGCATGCGACTCGGCCGGCACCGTCAACGCGGGCCAGCTCGGCGCGGGCGGCGTCGCGCGGACCGACGTCAAGGTGCTGCGGGGCGGCACGGCCCTGACGGCGGTCAATGCCGGCCCGAACAGTGACCAATTCAGCGCGAGCATCGCGGCGGCCACGAGTGCCACGGGAACGAAGGAAGACCCGGACACGTTTCGTGCGGACACCCTCACGGCGGACACGGGAACGCTCGCTATCGATGTGCTGGTCGCCGGCGCGTTCACCGTTCGGAAAATCTTCACGCTCACCAAGGCGAAGGCGGGCACCAATGGGACGAATGGCACAAACGGCACGAATGGGACCAATGGCGTCGACGGCGCCACCGGTCCAATCGGCCCCGGCATCGTGTCGATGGGCGACTACGTCGCCGGCGCCGTCTACTACCAGACCAGCACGCGGCGCGACGTGGTGAAGTATGGCGGGAACTTCTACGTCACGAACAACGCGGCCAAGAACGGACTCAGCACGTGGGGCACGCCCGGCGTCAGCACCGACTGGGACGGCCCGTATGCGAGTTACCGGTTTGTCGCGACGGCTCTGCTGCTCGCCGAGGACGCCACGATCCTGCGGACTCTCGTCATGGGCGACGGGCTCACGGCGGACGCGGGTTTGATCCGCAGTGCGGGCGCCAGCGCCTTCGGCGTGGGCACGGGGTTCTGGTTGGGCTACGACGGCACGACGCCGAAGTTTCGAATCGGCAACCCGGCCGGCGCCCACATGCAGTGGGACGGCGGCAACCTCACGGTAAATTCGCCCCGGATCGAAGGCGACGGCCTGATCATCACGTCACCTATCGGGCTGCGTTACGCCAGCGACGCCGGCGTGTTCACGATTACGGGCGGGTCGGACAACGGCGCCAACCACGGCGCACAAATCGACCTTGCCGGCAACCTGCTCGGCACCGCGGCGGCGGGCGTTCTTGTGCTTTCGTCCGGCGACGTCGCCACGGCCGAGATTCATTTCCGCACCGACGGCAACTTCCGAGGACGCGTCACGAACGGCGGCACCCTTGATTGGGACTACGGGATGTATGCGGACGGCCTGATCGAATCGGCGTCGGGTTTCCGTGCCCCAAACGGCTCGACCAGCTCGCCGGCCTACGCGTTTGCGAACCACACCAACTCCGGCATCCGCGACCGCGGCGACGGTTCAATGGGCTTCGTGGTCGGCGGCGTGGAGAAGCTCGTCGTGCGAAACGGCGCCGTCGCCCTCACCGAGGAGCTAAAGCTCAACAAGGCAGTGCAGGCAATCGGCCTGTTCACCGTCACCGGCTACATCGACGTGCTGGATTCCAGCGGGAACGTCGTGCACCTCGCCACCGTTAGCTGATTTTTCCACCCATGAAACTCGTCATGTTCGTCCAAACCAACTCGGGCGTCGCGGCCAAGCCCGGCGTCTCTTCGAAAAACGTCCGCCTGACCGCCGTGCCGGCGCCGGACGCCAACTCCAACCCAAACGCGGCGATCTTCGCCGGCGGGGTCGGGATGTCGGTCCTCGACATTCAGAACCTCTCCCCGGCCTTGGCCGCCGACCTGCCGGAAGGGCAGACCTTCGAGGTCACTATTACGCCCGTTCAGACCAGCTAGGCGCCCTGCAACGGCCCGGAAAGGGCCATTCCGCCCCCTTGCATGCACCCCGCACGGCGACCCCGGCGGGGTGGTTCTTTCTCAAACCTTTGGCACGGCTTCTCAAAGCCGGCGGCGCGCTACAGGGCGGGCTTTCTCGTGGCGTCCCCACGGGGATTCGAACCCCGGTTCTCACCGTGAAAGGGTGGTGTCCTAGACCGGGCTAGACGATGGGGACTAACCGCGGAGCCGGGCACGCTATGGCCCGACC